CACGGCCAAGAGCCTGCAGCTCATGAAGGAGGCGCAAGGAAAGCCCTCCGATGCGCTGCTGCAAGAGCATTTCTTCGGCAAGGCGTACACGCAGTCGGCGTCCGCGATCAGCGGCATCACGGCGTACGACCTCGAGGCGCCGGCCAAGATGCTGTACCCGGTACCGACGCCGTTCCGCAACAAGCTCCCGCGCCTCACGGCCGAGGGCGGCATCCAGGCGAACTGGCGCGCCGTAACGGGCGTCAACACCGGCAACAACACCGCCGGCGTATCGGAAGGCAACCGCAACGCGGTCAACACCGACACCACGAAGGACTACATCGCCGTGTTCAAGGAACTCGGCATGGAGCAGTCGGTGACCTTCAAGGCGGAGCTCGCTGCGCGCGGCTTCCAGGACCTCCGGGGCCTGGCCACGCTCAACCTGCTCAAGGCCCTGATGATCGCGGAGGAGAAGGTCATCCTCGGCGGCAACACGTCGCTCGCGCTCGGCAACACGCCCACGCCCACGCTGTCGCAGGCGAACACGGGCGGCACGTTCCTGGACAACACCGCCTACCGCGTCGGCTGCGTCGCTCTCACGTTCGAGGGCTATCAGCTGGCGAGCCTCGCTGGCGGCATCCAGCAGCAGATTACCCGCACGAACGCTGACCAGTCGGTCGACGTCATCAACGGCGGCACGGCGAACCCGAGCGCCCTGGCGAACATCACCACGGCGACGGCGTCGGCGAACACCCACACCATCAGCGCCAGCGTAACGGCGATCCCTGGTGCGTTCGCTTATGCCTGGTACGTCAACACCGCGGCTGCCGGAGCGCAGTACCTCGCCGCGATCACGACGATCAACTCGGTGCTGCTCGCCACCCCGCCCAGCACGGCGAACCAGCAGTTCGGCACCCTTGCAGCGGCCGACTACTCGCTGAATGCGCTCGAGTTCGACGGGCTCCTGACGTTCGCGTCCAACGCCTCGCTCAACAGCTACCAACTGGTGCAGGCCACGGGCACGGCCGGCACGGGCACGCCGCTCACCGCGGGGACGGACGGCACGATCTCCGAGTTCGACAAGGTGCTGCAGTACCTGTTCGACAACTACCGGCTCTCGCCCAGCGAGATCTGGGTGAGCTCGCAGGAGATGCTGAACATCCGCAAGAAGGTCCTCACGGGCACGACGGCGGCCGCGCAGCGCTTCATCTTCGAGACGAACCAGCAGGGAATCATCGGCGGCACGTCGATCAAGTCGTACACCAACCCGTTCACGATGGACGGCGCGATGGAGATCCCGATCAAGCTCCATCCGTTCCTGCCCGCTGGCACGGTGTACTTCCACACCGACACGCTGCCCTACCCGATGTCGAACGTCGCCGAGGTCACGGTGCTGCGCCTGCGCCGCGACTACTACCAGATCGAGTGGCCGTTCCGCTCGAGAAAGTACGAGTTCGGCGTCTACATGGACGGCGTGCTCCAGCACTACTTCCCGCCGTCGGTCGCGACGATCACGAACATCGGCAACGGCTAATAACAAAAGGGGAAGAACAAAAACAGCAGCACCAGGGAGGCATCTCCCCCGGGCTCGAAAGGGCTCGGGGTTTTTCTTAAACCAACGAAGGAAGGACGAGAACCATGACCCCGGGCAGCAACCCATTCGAGCAGTCGATGCAGACGGTGCAGAAGATCAACAAGGACGGATCGCCGGACCTGAGCAATTTCAGCGTCGAGCGCTTCGAGGTATCGCCAGACGAGTTCGGCCTCGCCAAGGTGCCCGACTGGGCGGCGAAGCGCCTCGAGTCGCACGGCTACAAGGTCGTCGACAAGGACGCGGCGATCGCCGCGGAGAAGGAGCGCCGCGCGAAATCCAAGCAGCAGCCGGAGAAGGCCAAGGCCTAACCCGTGAATCTCTGCACGCTCGCGCAGGTTCGTTCGTACATCGGCAAGTCGTCTTCCGACACGACGGAGGACGGCGTGTTCAACGCGCTCATCCCACCGGCGAGCCAGATGGCGCAGCAGTTCTGCAACCGGACGTTCCAGCGCGGCGTGCACAGCAACGTGAGGTTCAACGGCAAGGGCACCAGGGCGATCATGCTCGGGGACTACCCGATCATCTCGGTGCAGGGTGTGACGGTCTTCACCGACGTCATCCCGGCATCGCCGGACGGCGTGCAGTCGGGCTATATGTTCGACGACAAGTCGATCTTCCTGATCGGCAGCTGGCAGTTCTTCAAGGGCGCCCAGAACGTCAAGATCAGCTGGACCGCCGGCCTGACCACGAGCGAAGTCGACCTCATCCCGGCGGGCGCGCCGTACACGGTGACGCCGTCGATCGGCAACGGGCTCAGCGGGCGCGGCGATGTGGCAGATACCACGGGCTGGGCGTCGATCGACCGCGGTGTGATCTTCACCGTCGGCGGCGCAGCGCTCGCCCTGGTGGCCGCCAACCCGGCGACCGGCCAGTACGCCTTCGCGGGCGGCGTCTATACCTTCGCCGCGGCCGACACCGGCCGGTCCGTCACCATCAGCTACGACTACGTGCCATCCGCTGTCCAGCAGGCGGTGTGCGAGCTCGTGCTCCTCAAGACCCGCCAGCGCACGAACATGGGCGTGAAGTCGCGCTCGCTCGCCGGTGAAAACGTCGTGTTCGAGGACCGCAGCATGCCGCCGGCGGTGAAGGACATGCTGTGGCCGTTCCGCAAGCTGGTGCCGATCGCGTGATCACCGCGCGCTTCGAAGGCGGCGATCGCCTGGTCGAGCGGATCAAGACGCTGCCGCCCGAGCTGCGCAAGGCTCTCCTGCGCACCGTCAAGCGGCTCACCTATGAGCTGCAACGCTATGTGATGCAGGTGCAGCTGACCGGCGCGGTGCTGCACAACGTCACCGGCACGCTTCGCCGGTCGATCTTCGCCAGGATCATCGAGATCGTCGACAAGACCCTCGGCGAGGTGGGCACGAACCTGAACTACGGCGTGCTCCACGAATACGGCGGCGTCATCCGCCACCCGGGCGGCACGGCCTACTTCCTGGCGCCGGACGGCACGGCCCACTTCATCAGCAACGCCAACATCCTGGCCGCGCGCCTGCCGCGCACGGCGCCGCACGACATCCCGATGCCAGAGCGCTCGTTCCTGCGCTCGGCGCTCCGGGAGAAGGAGTACTACATCCGCACCGAGATCATCAATTCGGTGCGCGAGTACACGCGCTACCACCTGAAGGCGGCCTGATGGCACCGCGCGAAACCATCTACGCCGCGTTCGCCGCCCTCCTGACCGGCATCACGGACATCGGCGGCACGAAGACCTTCAAGGCTGGTGGCCGCGAGCTCCCGGCGCCGGACCAGATCTCGGGCGAGGCGATGCCCGCCTGCTACGTCCTGCAGATCGACGAGACGCCGACGCACGTGCGTGGCGTGCCGGCGATCTGGACCTTCATGGCCGAGGTCTACCTGTACGCCTCGACCGGCACGCAGCGCCAGCTCGCGAAGTCGCAGGTCCTGAACCCGCTCGTCGACGCGGTCATCAACGTGCTCGTGCCGATCCAGCAGGGCCAGATCTTCGAGCAGACGCTCGGCGGCCTGGTCTCGAAATGCCGCGTGAGCGGGAAGGTGCGCTACGGCGAAGGCCTGCTTGGCGACTACGCGATCGCCATTCTTCCCGCAGAAATCACGGTCCCGCAATAGGAGACGCCATGCACGTGACGCCCAGCACCGAAGACGACAGCCCACAACCGGCCGCGCCCAAGCCGCGCGGCGAGGTGACCTTCAATCCAGAACTGCTCGATCAGCTGATCGAAGGCTGGTACCGCGAGCACATCCACAACTCGGTCGTGTCCCGGACGACCGAAATCGTCAACCACGTTCGAGCCAGCGTGGACGACCTGAAGCGCCGGCTCGGCATCGGCGGGAGCGCATAAAGCGCGCAACGGCCAACAAGGAGAACTAGACCATGGAATATGCATTCGGCACCGGCTCCCTCTTCGCCGTGCCCACCGGGAGCAACCAGCAGCCGGTGATCTTCTCAGCCCTGCAGGATTTCACGCTGGACATCACCGCCACGTTGAAGGAGCTCTTCGGCCGCTACGAATATCCGCTCACCGTGGCGCGCGGCACGATCAAGCTCACGGGCAAGGCGAAGGTTGCGAACTTCAACGCCAACATGTTCAACGCCGCCTTCTTTGGCCAGTCGGTCGTCACCGGCACGGTGATCCTCTCGGCGATCGACGAGTCGCAGACGGTCACGGCGAACGTGTTCACGGCCACGAACGGCGCGAACTACAAGGCAGACCTCGGGGTGTACTACGCCGCCAACGGCGTGGCGCTCACGCCAGTGGCCGCGTCGCCGCTGGTGGCCCAGTACACGGTGAACGCCGCGAACGGCAACTACTCGTTCAACAACGCCGACAACACCATCGTGATGAAGATCAACTACCAGTACACGAGCGGCGCGACGGCGGGCAAGCAGATCGTGGTGTCGAACCAGCTGCTCGGCCAGGCCAACACGTTCGGCGTGTACTTCGCGACGACCTACGGCGGCCAGCAATTCAACGTGCAGCTCAAGGCCTGCGCTTCGGCGAAGCTCGCGCTCGCAACCAAGCTCGAGGACTTCACCGTTCCGGAGTTCGACTTCCAGGCGTTTGCCGACGCCAGCGGCAACGTGATGGTCATCAGCACTAACGAGTAGCCACCAGGAGAACCACGTTGGAACCTACCCCGAAGTTTCCAGGCAAGCCGATCGAGATGGGCGGCCGCCAGTTCGTCGTGCCGGCAATGTCGCTCGGTCTCATCGAGCGCTACTGGCCGGTGATCACCGGCGAGGTGATGAAGGATCCAGCCGCCACGGATCCGCGCTTCTTCATGGGAAAGTGCGCCGAGTTCATCTGGGAAGCGCTCAAGCGCAATTACCCGGATCTCACGCTCGCCGAGGTGAAGGAGATGCTCGACCTCATGAGCGTGCAGACGATGGTGCAGGCGATCTGCGAGGCGAGCGGGCTGGTGCAAAAAAAGCCGGAGGGGCCGACGCCGGCGACGCCGCCGCCGACGGCCCCATCTCCTTCGACAGGCTGATTGCTTCCCTTTGCGCCTCGACGGGCTGGCTGCCCTCGCAGGTGCGTGAAGAGGTGACGGTGCCGCTGATGGAACGGCTGCTCGAGCAGTGGAAGGAGACCCCGCCGGCGCACGTCGCGCTTGCTCAGGTGGTCGCCTGGCTGAGCGCATTCGCCGGCGGCGGTGGCAAACGTTCTCGATCGGCCGCGAGCTCGAGCGCGAAGGACACGGCCGCGAAGAGCTCGAACCTGGTCGCGGATTGGCTCGGCGCCGGCGGCGTGGGATTCGCGAAGGGGAAGGGATCGGTCCCATTGCCGGCCGATCCTGGCGGCGTCATGAAGCAATTCGCGCCTAATGGCTGACGAAGCAAAGGTAGTAGTCGGTGGCGATGTCGCTGGCGCGACCAACGCGCTGGAGCAGCTCGCGTCCCAGGTCAAAAGCCAGGTCGGCGCGATCAAGGGGCAATTCGAGCAGCTCAACGCTGCAGTAGAAAAGGTCAAATCCGTCTTCATGGCAGTCGCTCTCGCATTCGAGGGCGGCAAGCTCTTCAAGGGCGCTGTGGAGGAAACGGTACGGCTCTCGGGCGAGCTTCGTTCTCTGCAGGTCGTGCTCGGCATATCGGCGGACGGGGCCGCCGGTCTGCGGGAGGCGCTTGCACAGATCGGCAGCTCGTCCGAGACCTATATCGGCGTGGTGCAGCGCATGACCATGCACCTGCGCACGAACGAGGCGCGCTTCAACGAGATGGGCGTCACGACTCGGGACGCGAACGGCCATTTGCTCGATTCCGAGACGCAGCTGCAAAACACGCTCGAGGCGCTGAAGAACTTCAAGGAGGGCACGGACCGCAACCTCGCATCGACCGAGCTACTCGGGCGCAGCTGGGTGGAAGCCTCGAAGCTCCTAAAGCTGAACAAGGAGCAGATGGAGGAGGCGAAGCGCAGCGCCGTCGAGCTGGGCCTGGCGATGGGCCCGCAGCAGGCGGCGCAGATGGCGCACTTCAAGAAGGCCGGCGCCGAGGTGCACGCCGTGCTCGAGGGCATGGCGAAGGGCGTCACCGAGATCGTGATGCCAGGCCTCATCGAGATGGCGGAGTGGTTCCGCTCGATCGGGCCCGAGGCGATCGCGGTTACGAAGGCGGCCGTCGCCACGTTCAGCATCGTCATCTCCGGTCTGATTGCCGGCATCGAGATGCTGTGGGCCGCTTTCAAGATGCTGGTCCAGCAGCTCGCCACGCTCGCGCTCACGCTGGCGGACGTCGTGCCGAACCTCATCCGCTGGGACTGGAAGGGCGCAAAGGAGGCGGCGGCCAGAGGGCTCGGGCAGATCAAGGACCAGTACACCACTTACCTGACCGAGATCGCCGACATCTCGAAGAACTTTCAAAAGAAGGTTCAACGCGCTCTCGATCCGGAAGGCGCGCTGCCCGCCGCGGCTGCTGGTGCGAAAGGCACGCGCGAGTACACGCCATCCGGCAAGGACACGTCGGCCGCTCAGCTCGATCACCAGGTCGAGATGGCAAAGCTCGGGGAGCGGATCGAGGCAGCGCACCTGAAAGAGCTAGCCGAGATGCAGCAGATCACTAACCTGCAGCGCATCGAGATGGAAAAGCAGGTCTCGCAATCGGTCTACGAATACGCGCGCGGCGTGATGATCCAGAAAACCGCGCTCTACAAGACCGATTCGATCGAGTACGAGAAGGCGATGAACGCGATCCAGAAGTTCGACGCCGAGCGCGCCCTAGAGCGCATGCGACTGGACGCCGAGGCGGCCGCCGAGCGCAAGCGCATGCTGAAGGAGGCCGACGCCGTCCAGAAGGAGGCGATCGACGCGCAGATCGACAGGCTCAAGCGCGCCGCGCAACAGACCAAGGAGTTCCTGAAGGAGGAGGAGGAGGACTGGAACATCCGCGCGCGCGATCGCATCGCGGCCGAGCGCGAGCTCGCTCAGAACGTCTACCTCGCGCAGCGCCGTCTGCTCGAGGACAAAATCGGCTTAGCGCGCGATGACTCGAAGGAGCAGGCGCGCATCGGCCGAGAGATCGAGAAGCTCGACGCCGAGCACAACGTCGAGATGCAGAGGAACGCCCGCGAGGCAGCCAAGGAGGCCGCGCGCGCTTGGGACGAGGCCTTCAAGGCCATTCAGCGCGCGTTCGCGACTTCGGTGCAGGGCATCATCATGGGGACGACGACGCTGAAGAGCGCGCTCGGCAACCTGTGGAACTCGATCGTCCTCGAGTTCATCACCGTGATGGTCGTGAAGCCGCTCACCGAATGGGCAGCCGCCGAGGCGCGCAAAACCATCATGGTGATGATGGGCACTCAGCAGCGCGCCGGCATAGAAGCGGCAGCAGCCGTGGAAGGAGCCGCCGAGGCGAAGATCTAGGCTGCCTCGGAGATCACTTCCTTCGCGGCTACAGGCGCGGTTGCCGCCGGCTCCAGCGTCGCCGCTATCCCGGTCTACGGCTGGGCGATGGCGCCTGGCGTAATGGCCGAGCAGTACGCGCTCGGCATGTCCTTCCTCGCCTCGGCAGCCCAGGGCTACGACATCCCTGCTGGCGTCAACCCGCTTGTCCAGGCCCACGCGCAGGAGATGGTGCTGCCGGCCGAGCAGGCGAACGTCATTCGCAGCTTGGCAGGAGGCGGCGGCGGTAGCGGCGATATTCACATTCACGTGCACGCCATGGACAGTGAGGACGTCGTGCGATCGCTGCAACGCGGCGGCGCGCTCGAGAAGGCCTTCGCCGGCTTGCGGCGCAGCTTTGCTCCTTCGGTTACCAGACGATGAGCAACGCCCTCTTCCCGACACCGATCGGCTTGGGCTGGGCTATTGGCCGCACGCCGAACTTCTCGACCATCCTGCAGGAGGCTGCGAGCGGGTTCGAGCGCCGCACGGCGCTGATGTCCTACCCGAAGTACAAGTTCACGCTCTCTTACGAGTTCCTGCGCAGCGACTCGGCGAACGCCGAGCTCCAGAACATCCAGAACTTCTTCCTCGCCCGGCAGGGTGCGCTCGACAACTTTCTGTTCGACGAGCCATACACGCCGGACGATGCAGTGACCGACTTTCAGTTCGGCACCGGCGACGGCAGCACCGTGGCTTTCCAGCTCACGCGCGCGCTCAAGACGGGCGGCTTCCTCGAGCCGGTGATGAACCTGAACCCGGCCAGCACGGTGACGAACATCAAAGACAACACCGCGGTCGTGAACCCGGCGAACTACACGGTGAGCTCCAGCGGCCTCATCACCTTCAGCGTCGCTCCGACCAACGGGCACACGCTCACGTGGACTGGCGCGTATTACTTCCGCTGCCGCTTCAAGGATGACTTCGCGGACTTCGAAAACTTCATGTACCAGCTCTGGACGCTCAAGAAGATCGAGTTGATCGGAGCGCTGGGAAACAAGGTATGAAGGCCGCCGGCGGATCGCTCATCACGCTGCTCAACACCGCGCAGCAGTTCGTCGCCGCGGATCTTTACACCTGGACGCTGGTCGACGGCACGGTAGTGCGCTACACGTCGGCCGACATCAATCTGACGGTCGGCGGCAACACGTTCAACGCCGGAGGCCTGCCGGGGAATCCGATCTTTGCGCGCGACGAAATCAAGACCGTGCTAGGCGTTCAGGTCGACGATCTCAAGGTCACGGTCAGCGCCGGCGCCGCGGATCTCATCGGCGGCACTGCATGGCTCGCGGCCGTCGTGAAGGGCAAGTTCGATGGGGCAACTCTCCTGCTCGAGCAGTTCATCAGCGACTCGTGGACCAACGTCGCGGTGGGCAAGCTCTATGGGTTCTTCGGGCGCGTGGCCGGCATCGATGTCGATCGGGCGAAAGCAATCTTCACGATAAAGGCACCGCTCGAGCTGCTCGATCTCAACCTGCCGCGGAATCAATACTCCGCCGGCTGCTGGCATACGGTCTACGACGCCGGGTGCACGCTGACGAAGAGCAATTACACCGTGAACGGCGCCGTGAACGACGGCGCGCCGACCACGACGTCGTTCAAGACGAACCTTGCGACGGTGGCCGACGGCTTCTACAGCCTCGGGGTCATCGCCTTCACGTCCGGCGTACTGAACGGCTTTCGCCGGCGAGTCCAGAACTACGTAAAGACGAACGGCGTCGTGACGGTCGTGCCGCCGCTGTCATCGCCCCCTGGCAACGGCGACACCTTCACGATCTACCCGGGCTGCGACAAGCTGCAGGGCACCTGCGGCGCCTCGGCCAATATCGTGTTCACCGCGAGCGGCAGCACGCTCAGCGCCACGGCTCACGGGCTCACCAACGGTCAGGCCGTCCAGCTTTCGACCACCGGTGCGCTGCCGGCGCCGCTCGCCACGGGGACGATCTACTTCGTCTGCAACGCCGCGGCGAATACCTTCCAGCTCGCCACGACGCTCCTGCTCGCGCTGGCCGGCACGAACATCACGCTCACGAACGCCGGCAGCGGCACGAACTCCGTGAGCCAGTCCGGCAAGTTCGGCAACCTCCCGAACTTCGGCGGCCACCCGTACATCCCCGTGCCGGACAAGATGATGTGACGGACGCCGGCCATATCACGAGCGGGAGCATCGAGCTGAGGCCGGAGGTCGAGCAGCGCGCCGCCGCGGTGGCCGAGGCGCGCACCTGGCTGCGTACGCCATATCACCACATGGGGCGCATGAAGGGCGCCGGCGCCGACTGCGCGACGCTGCTGATCGAGGTCTATGCGGCCGCTGGGCTGATCGAAAACTTCGACCCCGGCTACTACCCGCAGGATTGGATGAAGCACCGGGACGAGGAGCGCTATCTCGGCTGGGTGGAAAAGTACTGCGTGCCCACCGAGGCTCCGCAGCCTGGCGATCTCGTGCTCTACAAGATCGGCCGATGCTTCTCGCATGGCGCGATCGTGATCGCCTGGCCGACGTGCATTCACGCGCGTTGGCTGCCGAAGGGCGGGACGATCGAGCTCGTCGACTTCAGCGTGGAGGAATACTTCAAGGGCCGCGAGCGCAGGTTCTACACGCTCTGGCCGAAGGGCTGAGCCGACCGTGTTCCACGCCCACTCTCCGACGGCCCAGCAACCGCAGGCGATCAATAGCATCCGGTTTCAATCCTCGTGCTACGGCAACGTCATGCCGATCGTGTGGGGCCAGAACCGCCTCGCCGGCAACATCATCTGGTACGGGGATTTCAGCTCGGTCGCCGTCGTCCAGCAGACATCCGGCGGCGGCGGCGGCAAGGGCGGCGGCGGCGATACCACCAGCACGACGACCACGTACGATTATTACGCCGCGCTCGCGATTGGTCTTTGCCACGGAACGATCGACGGGATCGGATCGGTCTGGGTAAACAAGTCCAAGACCACGCTCGGTGCGCTGGGCATGACGCTCTTCACCGGCTCGGCCTCGCAGGCGCCGTGGTCCTACCTCACGACGAACCATGCCGGCCAGGACGTCGGCTATCGGCGCGAGGCCTACGTCGGCGTCTCTGGCTACAAGCTCTCCAGCTCGGCGTCCCCTGAGCAGCACACGTTCGAGATCCAGGGCCTGCGCCGCTTTAACGCACCGACGATCGTCGATGCGCACCCTGCGGACATCCTGACCGACGGCATCACCGATTCGGTGTTCGGCGCGGCGCCGACGTTCCCGATCGGCGATCTGACGCAGTGGCGCAACTGGTGCACGGCCTCGGGCATCTTCCTGTCTCCGGTAATGGACGCGGAAATGGCCGCGCACGAGTTCGCCACCAAGCTCGCGCTGCTCACTAACTCGGGGCTCGCGTGGATTGACAACCAGGCCGGATCCGGAGCGCTCGTCGTCCTGCCGTATGCGGATCAAGCGATCACCGGCAATGGCGTCACCTTCACGCCGAATCTATCGCCGCAATACAACCTCGGCGAGGACGATTTCCTGCCCCCAAGCCAGGGGAAGCCTCCGATCGTCGGCACCCGCGGCAGCCCGGCAGACGCCTTCAACCAGGTGCGCGTCGAGTTCATGGACCGCAGCGACGAGTACAACGTCGCGATCGCCGAGGCCAAGGACCAGGCGTCGATCGACCAGTACGGCATCCGACCGATGTCCACGGTGCAGGCGCACTGGATCACCACGATGGCCGTGGCGCAATTTGTCGCGACGCTGATCCTCAACCGCCAGCTCTACGTTCGCAACACCTACAAGTTCGAGCTGCCGATCAAGTTCAGCCGGCTCGAGGCCGGCGACCCCGTCACGCTCACGGACACGGCGCTGGGCCTCAGCAATCAGCTCGTGCGCCTCACCGAGGTCATCTACGCCAAGGACTCGCAGCAGGCGATCAAGTGCACGGCTGAGGAAATCCCGGTAGGCGCGGCGTCCTCGCCGGTCTACTCGGCGCCCACCTCGAGCGGCTACACCGCCGACTACAACGTCGCGCCGGGCAACGTGAACGCGCCGGTCATCTTCTTGGATACGGTGACGAACTCGAACGGCTGGCCGGAGATCTGCTTCGGGCTCTCTGGCGGCGCGAACTTCGGCGGATGCGACATCTACATCTCCGACGACAACGCCACCTACCTGAAGATCGGTCACTTCGCCGGCAAGTCGCGCATGGGCATCACCACGACGTCCTTCAGCGCGGTGGCCGATCCCGACAACACCAGCACGCTGGGCGTCGACCTGACGCAATCGAGCGGCGCGCTCTCGAATTCATCGTGGCAGGAGGCGAACAACTTCAACACCCTCTGCTACGTGGGCCCGGCTGGCGGCGCGGGCGAGCTCATCGCGTACTCGACGGCCGCGCTCACGGGCGGCAACACCTACAACCTGAGC